ATTTTTTTTACGCTTTTGATGGCCTTTGACATTCTGAACCGCAGCGTTGGCTGGTTCCGCGGGTCCCTCGGCTTCGAGGCCTCCGTCCGCCCTGCCTTCTGGCTCGCCTGGTGCCGCCTATGAAAACACCAACCGCAAGAAAGCTCCCCTCCGGCTCCTGGCACTGCCGCGTCCGGGTGAATGGTGAAGATGTCTCCATCACCGCCGAAACAGAAAAAGCCGCCCTGGCCGAAGCCATGGCGGTCAAGGCGGGGATCAGACAGTCTCGGAAGGATTCTCCGCTCACGGTCCGCGAATGCATGGACCGGTACATCGAGGCGCGCGCCGTCCGCTCCCCGTCTACGGTCCGCGGCTATCGCTCGGACCAGAAGAACCGGTTCCAAAGCATCATGGACCGCCCCGTCTGCCGTCTGACGGATGCAGACTTTCAGCGCGCGGTGAACGCCGAGTACAAGATCATCACGCGGCGCGGCACACCAGTCTCTCCGAAGACGGTTCAGAACGCCTGGTGCACGATTGCCTCCGCCATTCGTGAAGCGACCGGGCGGCCCGTCTCTGTAAATCTGGAAGAAGTGGTCCCGAAGGAGCACCCGTTCCTGGAGCCGGACCAGATCCATTTGTTCCTGGATGGAATGCGGGGGAAGCCCGTAGAGGCAGGTGCGCTGCTCGCGCTGCACAGCCTCCGCCGTTCCGAAATCCTCAAGCTGACCTGGGGCAACATCGACCGGAAGAACCGCGTGATCCGCGTCCGCGGCGCGTCCGTCCTGAACGAGGAGGGAAAGCTTGTCGATAAGCAAACGAACAAATCCGCAGCCGGGCGGCGCGATGTCCCGGTGATGATCCCACGCCTCCTGGAGCTTGCCGAAGCGAACGCCGCGCGCAGCACCGAGCGCGTCTATACACATTCGAAGGAATACCTTTACAAGGTTACAAATAAGGTGTGCGGCAGCCTCGGCCTCCCGCTCGTCGGCGTCCACGGCCTGCGCCACAGCTTCGCCAGCCTCGCATACCACCTCGGTCTGCCGGAGAAGTACACCGCCGCAGTCGGCGGCTGGGATGACTACGCCACCATGCACAAAATCTACACGCACCTTGCCAACGCCGATTCAAAAAAATACGCCGCCCAGATGGGCGCATTTTTCAAAAATGGCAACGAAAATGGCAATGAATAAAAATAACCCGCATGATTCCAAGCGTTTTCGCACTTTTCATCCGGGTTCGATTCCCGTACGGGTCACCAAAACAATTCACCGAACATTCACTGAATGTTCGGTGTTTTTCTGCCTATATCAGAACTTTTCCAACATTTCCGCCCGATTCTGCGAATACGAATCCGCATATTTTATCGTTTATACGCCCGTTTCCGTAGCTCTCAAATAAAAAATGGCAATGAAAACGGCAACGAAAATGGCAATGGCCTCTGCTCCATTGCCATTTCCTCTTTCAGTGCTCCACAATGTCCGCGTAATACCTGGCCGCCTTGTCCCTCCTGGCGTCCTCGTCGCAGAGCCAGTCCCGGGCGAGGTCGGCCCAGAGGTCCGTGCTGTCCATGCCCCGGCGCTGGATGGTCGCGCCGTAGTCGGACCAGAGCGAATTCATGACGGCGTAGAAGGCCGCCTCGTCCAGCCTCCAGCCCCGCTGCGCCATGACCTGCCGGGTCTCCTCCTCGGACCAGCGCGGCCCGCGGCTCCCGTCGCTGTTGACCATGTGCGCCGTCCATTCCCGGGCGGTCTCCATGTCCAGCGGCGCGGCCTCGCGGCATTTCATCCGGTGCTCGACGTGCAGCAGCAGGTTCAGCCGCTCCAGCGACTGCCAGGACATTCTTTCCTGCATCAGCTCGTCGATCTCCGCCCGCACGTCCTGTGTCGTAATCATGTCATGCCTCCTTGATGTACCGGGCCAGGGTGTCCAGGTCCGCCGGGTAGAGCGTGATGCTGCCCAGCACGGGCACCTCAATGCCCATGCCCTCCGGGCCGATCTGCGGGCGCACCGCCTCCAGCAGCCCGTCGAGGTCCACGTTCCCGTCCCCGTCGATGGCCCCCAGCTTGTCCAGCCCGGCCTTCGCCGCCCAGACGGGCAGCAGCGCGTCGAGGCGGCGGATGGCGTAGACGCACCAGGCAACGGCCCCGCCCGCCCGGATGTTCTGCGCGAAGTCGCCGCGCGGCAGCTTCGGCGCGAATTCCGCATCAAGGTAGCGCGTCAGCCCGCCCTTGATCTGTTCCATGGATACCATACAGCCCTCCTGTTATGTGCGCGGGGAGGTTTCCCTCCCCGCCTTGTCGGTCACTTGCAGCAGCAGCAGTCGCACGGCAGCGGATTGTAGGTGCTTTGCGCCGTGGTTCCGGTTCCGGTCGTGACGTCCGCGACCATCTTCGGATAGAAGGTGGCGTTGGTATACGTCACGATGGAGTTGTCGGCGCACTTGCGCTCGTCGCGCTCCCGGTGGATCTGGCACTCCAGCTCGGACTTCACGCCCATCAGGCGCTCGCTGACAAGCTGGAAGCTGTCCTTGTTCGCCTGATTCACGACCTTCTGGCCGCACAGCTCCTCGCGGATGTCCTTGAACTGCCCGTCGATGTACTTGTACATCTCGAGCATCTTCTGGTCGCCGTAGGTGTTCGCGTCCCGGAGGGCGATGTCGCTGCGCAGCTTGGCAATCTCCTGCTCCTGCGCCAGCTCATAGCGGTTCACCGTGTGGTCCTCGCTGCAGCTTCCCTTGCCGACCATCGCAGCAAACGCCGCGCCAAGCGCCGGAGCCGCCATCGATGCCGCCGCATCGACCGGAGCGGAGCGTCTGCCCCAGCCTGCCAGCTCACCGAGACCGGCAAGCGCGCCGAGAGACGTGCCGATGATGCCCGTGGTCAGACCGGCTTTCGCTACGCCGGAGCTGCCCTGCTTTTCGTTGATTTCCATGGTATGTGCCCCTTTCGGTTCTGTAGTCCCGGATGTGCACCTCCGGTCTATGTCCAGTGTGCCACTGGGGAGGCAAAACCGCCACGGACGAGAGCCGTAAAAAGAGCGTAAAAGAGCAGCCCCCGCAGGGGCTGCTTTCATTCTTCCATCAGCTTCCGGATCCACCATCGCCCGGACCATACCGTCCAGAGCTTGTTCTTCGCGCTCCGGCTCCATTTCTGGATCGCCTCGACGCTGCAGTCGAGCGTTTCCGCCGCCTGCTCCTGCGTCATCCCGCGCCGGAGGCAGAGATCGACCGCAGTTTTCTCCGCCTCCGTCAGGTTGACGAGACCGGTCACCAGCGACACCAGCTCCGCGTCCGGCGATTGCAGGAGGCGCTTGATCTTCCCGTCGCGCTCCCGCACAGCGTAGACCGGAATGTCGCGGATGACCGGCATAGTATTACTCCTTTAGCTGCTTGATTGCCTGATTCACGCCGGTGGACGCCAGCCCGGATGCCGCGCCGACTGCCGCTGCCGTAATGGGGTCCGTGGCCGGGAAGTCCACCATGCCCGTGTAGAGGCCGAGGAGGCCCAGGGCCACGCCGGACACGCCGACGATGACGGGGATCCACTTGTTGTCCAGCTTCGTCGCCTTCGCCGCCTGGCCCACGAGATAGCACAGCACGGTGATGGCCACCACGGTCGCAATACCAAAATCGATCATAAGTACGCCCCTCCTATCGGACGATGCTCCATTCCTTCATTTCTTCGTACAGCTTCACAATAAACGAGTTGCCGCCCAGGCGGCGGTACGCCTGATAGCACGCGTCCAGCATGGCCCATTCGTATTCCTGCAGGCTCTCTCTGTCCTGGTGCTTGTAGTACAGGCGGACGATCTCCGCCCGGAGCAGGCACTTGATGCCCTCCTGCTGCTCCTTTGTGCTCTTCCGCTGCTCCTTGATGCCGAGCAGACATTCCCGCACCGGCTTGATGAGCAGCGACAGCAGCGTGAGCAGGCACACAAGCCCGGAGGCGGTGGTCACGATTTCCGAAAACATTTCACTTCACCTCCTCCGTGTAAGCCAGATACACCCAGCCGTTCCGCCGGTCGGCGTAGGCCTTGAGGAGGCCCCAGCCGTCCTGCTCCTCGACGATGGTGTATGCGCCGCCGTAGGCCAGCGTTTTGACCACGCCGTAGCCCGTCCCGGGGCCGCTGCGGATGTTGAGGCCGCTCTGTGCCTTGATGCGGACCAGCCTGCCGGTCCTGCCCGCCGCGGTCCCTGCGGCCTCCAGCGCCGCCCAGGTGAGCCTCCCGCAGATGCCGTCGGCGCTCAGACCGCTCTTGCTTTGGAAAGCCCGGACGATGCTGTCCGTATAGTCGCCGAAGATGCCGTCCGCGCCCCAGGGCGCGAAGTTGTAGCCCGCCCGGATGAGGCGCTGCTGCATCCTCACCACGGCCTCGCCGGAGCTGCCCCTGGAGAGCGTGGGGTGCTCGTCCGCCGGGGCCGGGCTTGCGCCGCCCAGCTCCGCCGCCACGTCCCGCCGGAGCTTGGCAAGGTCGATGCCCAGGCCCAGCCCGTCCCAGAGATGCTGCGGGTCCACGTGGTCCGTATTGCTGAGGCCCCGCCTGGTCACGTCGTAGTGGGTCTCGATGCACGTGTAGGGGTCCCAGCCGTACCTCCGGCAGAGCTGTGCCAGGAGCCACACGGCGTTTTTGTAGGTCCGGAGCGCGTAGCTCCGCGCCGCTTCCAGGTCCCCGACGGTGAACCGCGCCCCGCTGGTGTAGGTGATCTCCCGCGGCTCGCCCATCTCAATGCCGAGCCATTTGTCGTTGCCCGGCCCTCCCACGTGCCAGCACTTGCGGTCGTCCGGCATACAGTGCAGCACCCGCTGATTGTCCACCATGTAATGGACGAGGTACGGCGAGCCGTTCCTTTGCCAGTAGTCCCGCAGCACCTGCGCGCTCGGCTGCGGCGTGCCGATGGAGTGCAGCACCACGCCCCGCGGCGTGAGCCTTTGGTTTGCCCTGTACCGGCTGTTCCCAGTACAAATTGCTTCTGTAATCTGCATGGCTTGTCCCTCCTTATGCGTTCAGGGCGGCCCGGACGGCCTCCCGGTATTTTGCGGGCACCTGAGCCAGGGTGATGCGCCCCAGCCGCACCTGCAAGGTCAAAAACTGCACCATTTACTCCGTGCCTCCCATCACAAGCTCCAGCATCGCCGCCTCCAACGCCTCCAGCCGCTCCTCCTCCGTCGGCTCCGGCGCAGGCTGCGCGGCCAGCATGGCTGCGATCTTCTCCAGTTCCTCAGGTGTCTGCTCCCGCTTAACGCCGTTCTCCATCACAAGCATTACATCCACCTCCATACGTCGCACTTATACCCAGCAGGAATGATTTTATTGGTCGAGCTGTACAACAGGACCGCGTTGCTTGTCAGTGTGCTGCCCTCCGCATAGTTGCCCCAGTTCGTCAGACTGTCGGCATTGTTCTCCGCCTTCCCGATTGTCCGTATCTTCTTTTCGGCGTCGAGGGCAAAGGTCAGCGCCACCATCTGGGTTAAAAATGTATTATTTACGGTTTTGATGCTCCTTACGCTCACACCGGCCTCAAACTGCGTCTTCCCGCCAAACAGTGCAAAGATGGTTTGCCCCGCGTTGTCTGTGTCCGCGATGGTTTTTGCGTGGATCGATACGGTATAGATCGCCGGGTATACAATGTCGATATTTTGCATAATACTGGTCGTGGTCCCGTCCGCCGCCAGGCTGGCAACCAGCGTCGGCGCAAAGCCCCCTCCACCGCCCCCCGGCGCGGTCCACAGCTTGCCGTTTGCATCCTTGCCCACGGCCTGGGTCATGGCGTCCGTCTTGGCCTCCGGATGCGGGATTGCGTTCCACACGGCATTTGCGCTGGGATACTCCGCGACGGTGGAGCTTGCGCTGATGGTGTCAACCCTGTTAGAGGTCTGCTCCAGTCCTGTCCCTTTGACACTGACCTCACCATCACTCCGCACTGTTACAAGAGTGGCAGAACCCTGCATGCCGTTGAGAGTGTCTGTTGAGGTCACCTTCGTAAAACGAGCCACGTATTCGTCAGCGAACGACAATGAGCAAAATATCCCATTGCTGACCACATACACCTGTTTCCCCGCCTGCGCGGCTTCATAAATCTGCGCCGTGGTCTTGTTGCAGGTAAACGGGCTTGCGGATGTGCCCGCTCCGGAGATTGTGCAGAGGAGCACGTCCGGCGCGTTGGCGGGCCTGTAGCCCAGGGCGGCGGTGACGCTTGCCTCGGTCACGCTGGCGTCGGAGCCTGCCGGTCCTGCCGGTCCCTGCGGTCCGGTCGCGCCCTTTGCGCCCGTCTCGCCCTGCGGACCTGCGGGGCCCTGCGGCCCGGTCGGCCCCTGCGCGCCGGTGTCACCCTTCGCGCCCTGGTCGCCCTTGGGCCCCTTGATGTTCTCCGCCGCCGGGGCCGTGGTGGACTTGGACCGCTCCCAGCTGATCTCTCCCGCCGCGCTCACCGTGGGCCGCCAGAGATAGCCGCCGTCTCCGCCGCCCCCGCCCGTCTGCGCCGCCTCGTTGATGGCCGCGACGAGGGTGTTCTTCGCCTCGGTCGTGAGGTCGTCCAGGCTGCCCATCTTTGCGAGGATCTGCGCCCAGACGGCGAGCGTCGGGTCCGTGGACGTGTCCCCGCTGGGGTCCGCGCCCCGCTCGATCTGCCCGAGCTCCGCGTAGACGGTCGGCGTCTTTTTGTCCCCCTCGACGCCGTAGACGCCGCAGCGCAGCACCCCGCCCGGCACCGTGAGGCATTCGTGCGGGATCACCGCCTCCCCGTTCTCGATGAGGCAGTCCTTTGTGACGCCGCTGCCCTCGAAGACCGCCGTCCGGGCCGTGACGTTCTCCCAGCCCGCGCCGAAGCGGAATGTGACCGTCTTTCCCGTCAGGCCCGTGGTAATGCGCTCATTCGCCGACCGGACGCACCGCGCCCTCTGCCGGTCCGCGCTGATTTGGATCATGCCTTTCTCCCTCCTTCGTCTTCGTTCAGCATACAGGAAAGGCGGCCCGGAGTTCTACCCCCGGACCGCCCGTTCTTCCGCCGCCGGTTATTCCCACGGCGTGTCCGTGTCCTTCCAGTTCCCCTTGAGCGCGTCCCAGAGCGCCTTCTCCTGGTCCCTGCTGAGGCCAAGGCCCTGAATATAGTCCACGACCTGCGCCTTGACGCTTCCGGAGATGGTCTTCCCGTCGCTGTCTTTCTCGCCCTCGAAGTCCTTGCACGTCTGCGCGGCGTTGTATACCGTGTCCAGCGGTACGCCCGCCGGTTCGCAGTATTCAAGATAGCCGTGGATCTTGTTGTCGCCGAGGTCCGCGTACTGCGGATACGCCGTCTGGAAGTCGATGACGTCCTCGTCCAGCCGGTCCCGGAGGATTTCGGAGAGCTTGCCGCCGTCCTCGACGGCTGCCTTCGTCTCCAGAATCCATTTCGACACATCGGCGTTCTCATTGACTTCGAGCTTTGCCATTCCGTCCGCATAGGAATATGCCATGCCGAGCAGCTCGCCACGCGCCGCGTCGCTCAGCTCCTCGTACCATGAACTCTCGATGATGCCCTTGAGCGCCTCATACTGCGTCTTACCCTTCGTTTCTGCAAAGGCAACATATTCCTCCTGCGTCAGCGTCTCACCATCGACCTTCTGGCTCTGCTTGACGCGCTGCGGAAGCATGTCGCTGTAGCCGAGGTCATAGAGCCGCTGCAGCTCGTCCTCAAACGGCTCCGACTTGTCGTAGGAGAGATAAGCCGGATTGATCAGGTTGTTGAACGCCCGTGCAAGCACCGTTCCGGTGTCCTCATGCCGTCCCCATGCGTCGATGTAGGGGATCTGCTGGAATTCACCCGGCGTCTTGTTCATGATCTTCGCAAGGATGTACTGGAGATCCTTTGTCAGCGCACTGTCCTCCGTGGCGAATGTCGTCTCACGCTCCGATTCCGCAATCCGCTCGATCTGTCCGGCGAGCGTCGGGAATGCCTGTGTCAGGTAGTTTGTCGCCGCCGTGGAAAGAATCGCCATGAGCTTGCTGTCCGCATAGGATACGTTCTCGATGACATCCTGCAGGCTGGAGAGCATGGACATTTCCAGCATCGGCTCAGAGATGGTCGTGAGCGCGCTGTAGAGCGCCTTCAGCCCGCCTTCGCTGTCTCCGGAGAAAAGCTTGGAGAGCTGCGAGCCGACGAACACGGGCAGCGCCTCCGGGGCAAGCCAGTCCACGGTGGCATAGGTCTTGCCGATCTTGAGCGCGTAGCTCTGTGCCCCGCGCAGCTTGTCGAAGCCCGACTGCTTGTCATCGTCATCGTCCGGCGGTGTCAGGATTCCGTGCGCCGTCAGAAGCGCGCCGAGTGCCACCAGCGCCGTGCCGGTCAGACCGGCGGAAATGCGGTCGATGGCCTGCGCCGCCGTATACTTCCCGGCCTTGACGCCGCGCGTTGCCTGGTAGATGCCCTGTGCCAGCCCGATGGGCGAATACTCCACGCCGCGCACCAGAATGTTCGCAGGCGTCCGGCGGAACGGCAGAACACCCTCCATCAGCGTGCTTGCCACCTTCGCCGTTGTGCCGCCGCCGCGCTTCGTCCGTCCGACTTTCGCAATGAAGTTGGAGAAGTCGTTGTAGTCTCGGTACGTCGCCCGCTGCGCCTCCTTGACTGCGTAGGCGCGCGCCTTGTCGCGGATCGCTTCATCGGCGTTGAACTGTTCTGCTGTGATCTTGTTTGCCTTGAGGTAGCCTGCGAGAGACTGCGCATAGGCAGGCTTGGAAAACCACACGTCCTCCGCGTCCAGTGCGAAGCTGTTCGCGTCAGCGATCTTGCTGAGATATTTCCACACGCCCTTCTCGCCGAAGGCAGACTTCATGCGTTCGATCCCGCTTGCTGCGTCGTTATATTTGCCGCCGCCCGTGATGAGGTCTGCAATGTTCTCGTAGTCCGCCTTGGCGAGCTTGTAGAGGTCGCTGTTCGGCGAAACGAATCCCTTGCTCCGCTCCACGTTTCCGCCCTTCGCTTTGGAGTATGCAGCCTCGATGCCAAGCGCAACGGCGTCTTTCATGCGGCGTACAGGAACAAAGCCCGCGTTGCCGAGGATATTCCGGACGTGTGTCCGCGCATTGCCGAGCATACAAAGGTAGCGCCAACTGTTCCAGCGATCCATGAAAGTGTGCGGAAGCTGGGAAGCAATATCACGATAGATTGCCTTTTGTGCTGCTTCCTTCTGCGCCTCGTTCTCCGCTTCCAGAAAGTTGTTCACAAGCGCCTCGTTCAGCTTGAGCTTCGGTGCCTTCTTACCGTAGCGCCCGTCGACATCCTCCTGCAGTGCCTTCAGGCTGAGCTGCACGGAATAGAGCTGGTTGTCCGGTGAGAGCTTTTTGAGCATCCGCACCGCCTGCACCATCTGCGCCCCCTCGCGCACGCGGGATGCCAAGTCCGTGAGCACCTGCACCGCCGTCTTCGTGTCGCCGCTGTTCACTGCCTGGTTGTAGAGCTGGAAGCCCAGCGCCACAGCGTCCTTGCCGGGATGTCCCTTGGACATGCTGACCGTCCAGTCCGCCAGCGCCTTCTGGTAGCCCTTGTCCTTGATGGTCTCCGTCGCCTTGCTGCCCGCCGCCTTGTCCGTGATTGGCAGGTAGGAGAAGTTCCCCTCGACCACGGCCTTCTTGAGTGCGCGCACGCCCGCCTCCGTGGTTGCCCGCGCCTCCATCGCCGTCCGTACGGTCTGCGATACCCGGTTTCCCTTCTCCGTCCGTTTGGGCACGGCGACGGTTCTGGCCGGGGTCTCGCCCACGGGGATTGTTCCGTACTGCTGCGCCATGGAAGCATAGCGCTCCTGCACGGTCCGATTGATCTGGTAAGCCTCCTCCAGCCGCTGCTCGAACCGTTCGGTGTAGCGGCCCTGTGCGGCGTCCGCCTGGTTCAGCGCGTCCTGCCGCCCGTTGACATAGGCCATCTCGCTTTCGACGAACTGCCGCAGCGCCGTGTTCCGGCGGAGCTGCTTGACCTTCGTATCTGCGCGGTCGAACTGCTTCTGGTAGATGTCTGCGCGGTTCTTCGCCTTGACCCGCTCCCCGGCGGGGATGTTCTGGGCAAGATCCTGCTGCGCTTCGAGCTTCTGCCGGATGTCCTCGCGCTCCGCGAGAGCGTTCTTATAGTCCCGCAGCGCATCATAAGCGGCCGTTCCCTTCACTGCATCAAGGTTGATCTCGTCGAGGATCTCCGCGGGCGTGATGGTAATGTCACGCTCCTGCCGCTTGACAGTGGGGTCATTCTGTGCTATCCTGTTTCCAGACACAGGGTCCATTGGTGTGGCATGCGTATCCGTTTCGGATAAGGCCCCCGCCGGTTTGGGCTCTGTGTTTTCTTGTACCAAAAATTCAAATGCGGAGCCATCCGGCATCAGGATTCTGTGCGTGTGGTAGTGGTCTTTCCCGGTTCTCTTGACAACGGCAGCCATGTTCCCGCGAACGCCGTTGATCTCAACCGGCGCGGCAATCGTCACGGTCCCGAAGTCCCGCCCCTTGTGGTTGTTGTGCACGTTGATGATCTTCCCGCGCTTCAGGAGCTGTGGAAGCGCTGCAAAGGCAGCGATCTCGCCGTCGTCGCTGAGGTAGTTCAGTCCCTCGTTGATGTGCCGCGGCTCGAACGCGATCACGCCAAAGGCCTGCCGGTCAACACGATAGCCGGACGCCTTCAGAACATTCTCCGCCCACTGTCGTTTCTCCTTGATGTTCATGCCGCGGAGGTCTGCGCGGATGTTTGCTACACTCTTCATTTCGGACAGTGCCGCAGCGTTCGCCCGAATCTGGTCCTTGATGCTCTTCTGAGCTCTATTGTCTCTGTCGGAATACTGAACTCTCGACTCTCCCTGCGCACTCCGCGCTGTGACTCGTCCGCTCTCCTTGATGCTCACGCCCGCCTTGCGCAGCTCGCGCAGCAGAGACGGCGTTACAACATTGTCTGGCACTGCAATGTCCGTGCCGTTCAGAAGCCGCTTGTACATCTGCGCGACCTCTGCATCGGGGAGAATCCGAACAGGCTTGATCCATCTGGAGAGCAGCACCTGCCGCTCTGTTCCGGTCTTTGCCCGGAGCTGCCCCGCCACAGTGCCGGTGTGCCACGCATGCCAGCCGACCGCGTCCTTTGCACCGTCTGCGCGGTAGCCGCTCGTCAGCTCACTGACCGGCACCTCACATTCTACGGTAACGAGGTTCGGACGCGCATACGCGCCGCTGAACTGGTCGTTGAGCACGAGGTTCGAGGAGTGCATATAGGGATTGTACGCAGCGGAAAGGCTTCCCTGCCCCTTGCCTTTGTCGAGCTTGTACTTTCCGTCCCGGACCAGCTCCGGATGCTCCGTCGCCTGCTCCCACTGTCCGAGAACGCTGTAGTCCTCGTACTGACCATTTGTCCGCGCTGCCATGGGGGGATAGAGCTTCCCGTCCACAAGCTGCATGGTCTTGTAGGTCTTGACGGTTTTCTGCCGGTTCAGGAAGTCCAGCGTTTTCTTGTCCGTGACGCGCTCAGAATACCGGATGTCCGGATTTTTGGTTGGGGAAAGGTTGTCCACGTTCTTGATCTGCTCCGGCGAAAATGCGATATATACCGTATCCGGATTGCCGCCTTCGTCCAAGAACTCCTCATCAATAGACCGTACAATGATCCCATCATGTCCGCCATCCTTTGCCCAGCGCAGCAGATCGCCGTGTCTGACATCGGCTTGATTGGCAGCACTACCCCATCCTTCATCCTCTACGATTAGAGGATTCGTGATATTTAGATAAGCCTGCATGACATGACCTTTTGCACGATGATTAGAAGCGTAGCCTCTTGCGTCCTCATAGTACGGCGTAAAGTAAAACCCGAGGTCGCTGATTTGCCCGAAATTACCTCCGATTTTTGCGCGATCAAACGTCGTGAAGTTATCCCCAGTCCCGTGGTACATAACCAGCAGGTTCCCGTCCTTGTCCCGCACCTTGGAGTCCTTGAAATATTCCGCCTGCTCCGCCGAAAGCTCCCGCCCGGCGGAATCGCGGTCAGAGAACTTCACGCCCTCCTGTGCGTTCAATGCCTCAAGCCGCGCCTGCTCGTCGCCTGCCTTGTAGGGAATGACGTTCGCACCGCCCTTCTCCAGCCGATGCACGAGCGCCGCGGAGGTGTTGTCCGGCACGATGATTGCTTTCGCTTCCTCGAAAGACACCGCCCGCTGGGGCTTTGCCTCGAAGTATTTCGTCGGCATTTTCGCCGCCTCGCTGTAGAGGCTCTGCGCCCTGGCAATGAGCGCGTCGGAGATGGTGTAGCCGTTCTTCCGGAACACGCTACGAATCGCCGCCTTGGTTTTCGTGCCCTTCGCCGCATCCAGCAGCAGGGAACCGATGATGTCGATCTCCTCGAACTGGTTGTCGGAGTGCGCCTTGTTGCTGTTTCGAACCCCGGTGATGATCTCCTCGATCATCGGGTCGAGCTTCGCTTTCAGCGCGTCGTATTCCTCCTCCGTCGCCTCGCGGAGCCGCCCCTTGTCGGCGCGCACCTCGTCGATGCTCCGATAGTCCGGTGTGCCCACCGCCACGAAGGATTCCGCAGACGCGCCCCAGATGCCCTCGCCGCGCGCCTGCTGCAAGCCGTTCATGGCGCGGACGATGTTCTCCAGCGTGTAATCATAGTGGAGCTGTGCAAAGCTGCGGCTGTTGCCGGATGGCGTATAGCGGTCCTTGCCGTTGTAGATGCCCGCCTTGCCGAGTACCCCGTCCAGCTTCTCGTCAATCCAGCGCTGCACGTCCTCGGTATTCGCCGCTTCACGCAGCTTCTCCCGCGTCGCCATGCGATCAATCTCGTCCTTTGTCTGCCCGCCGTCCTGATACATCTCCCACGCATCCTTCACGAAGTCCTCGACTGTGACGTGGGAAACGTTGTTCTCCATGTACCGGTCAAGGCGTGCCTGCTTCAACTCCGGCTTGCGGTCAAGGAAGCCTCTGTGGTTCTGCTCGTAGGTGTCGCGGATGATCTCCCGCACCGCATCGGAAATGCCGTTCGCCGCGTCCCGGTTCCCGGTCTCCAGTTCCGCCACGGCACCGGCAAGTTCCTGCACGCCGACGCGGTCAATGAGCATCTGGAGCGCCTCGTTGCCGTACCGGTTGAACTGCTTCACCATCCGCTCCGGATCCAGCGTCTTGCCATGGTCAGCCAGATAGGCCGCCCGGACCGTGTCGTTGTCTGCCAGCTTCTCCGCCAGCTGCTGCCGATTCAGGTTGCTTGCATCATCAATGCCAAGGCTGCGGAGCGCAGAGGCGCTGCTGAAAATGCCGCCCGCTGTCTGCTTGGCAAGGCTATTCAACTCATACTCCAGGTCTCCTGCGCGTTTGCTGTTCACCTGATACTCCACCCGCGGCACCGTCGGCGTCCATGCGTCGGAGCCGTATATTTTGTTTCGGCTGTCCGCCTGCGGATCGATGGTGGACTTGTCGAACACAATGGAGATGGGACCGTACTTGCTGTGCCCCTGCTCCGCCTTGATGATGGCGATAGAGGGCGACGGCAGCCCGCCAAGGTTGAGGCTGCTTTCGAGGTTCTCCTCCGTGAGGTTGTGCACCGCAATAAGGTCACGGGTCTCCTCCACGGGGGCGCGCATCGAAAAGCGCTCCACTTCTGCAACGCCGTCCACGTTCGCCGTCTTCGCATTCTTCACCGCCGCCGTGAACGCCTCGTCCCAGAGCTTCTGCAGCTCCCCGGCGTAGTTCTCCATCATGTGGATGGATTCCGGGTGGACGGCCTCCACGCCCTCGAAGGCCTTGCGCAGGCTCTCGAAGAACTTCTTCATCCAGTCCCGCACCTTCTCGAAGAGGGTGCGGTTTTCTTCTGCGAGCTGCTGCACCGCCTTGCTGTCCCGCAGCATCATCTCGCAGCCGTCCGCCACGACCTCCTCCAGCGCCTCCTGCGCCGTGATGGGGTGCCCGGCCTGCTCCGCCGTCGCCATCTTGCCCTCCGCGAGGTCCTGAATGCTGTGCCCCTCCCACTGGGAGAGCCGCTGCACCATGAAGTCCTGGAGCGCCGAGAACTCCGTCGGCGCCGCCTCGGCCATGTAGTGCGTCAGCTCATGGGAGACCGTGCGCAGCATGGAGGCGCTTTCCAGCTTCCCCTCATAGGACGCGCCTGCGTTGAGGTCCACGTGTACCGTCCCGTCCCGGTAAGCGCCGTTGGCCCCCTGGAGCCGCCCGGTGCTGTCCGCGCTGCTCTTGTAGATCGTGAAGTCAATGCCCGTGACCTTTGCGAGGTCCCGGATGAACTGTACGGAGGCCTTCTGCCGCGCGTTGAGCTTGGCCCCCTTGGCGGCCTGATCGAAGGTGACGGTCCCGGTGCCGAGCCGCGTCATGCCGGTTTTGCGCAGCTGCGCCCGGCCCGCCGTCTGCCCGGCCTTGTAGATGGCCGTGATCTGCTCCCCGCTCAGGGCCTTCCCGAGCTGTCCCGCCTGGAGGTTTTTGAGGACCGTTTCGGACGAAGCGGAAGGGGAGGCCATGCCCACAGCCGCCGCCATGTCCGCCGCCCGGAGGTAGGCCGCCACGTCCTGCCCGGCCTTGTACTGCTCAAAGACGGTCCCGGCGGCGCTGCCGTACTGCTTCGCGCCCTCGGCCAGCGTCCGCGTCCCCGCGTCCACCTTGAGGCTGTCCAGCGCCACGGTCTGTACGCTCTCGCCCTGCCGCACCTCGGCCATGAGCTTCCCGTCCTGCGCGGAGATGGTCTGCACCTCGGCGATCTGGCCGTTCAGCAGCGCCCGCCCGTTGGCCACCTCGGAGACGTCAGAGAGCCGGGTCCGCGCGTCCCGCCCGGCGGACCAGGCCGCCTGCTTCTGCGCGTCGGTGAGGTAGTCTGTGGCCTCGCTCGTCTGGGCCGCCGAGAGCTTCGTCCCCGCCTTGCCCATCTCGTAGGCTACGCGGTAGCTCATGTCGTACTGGGCGACGTCCTGCCCCTCCTGATAGGTGGCCTGCATGGCCCCGCTCTGCTTCCCGTATTTCGCGGAGGCCTGCTTGAGGGGCGCGAGCTTCTCCTCGTTGCGGCCCATCAGCTCCCGCGCCTGGTAGCCCGTGACGCCCTTGCCCTTGGCCACGCGCTGCTCCGCCCGCTTGAGGAGCTTCGAATCCGGATTGACCGCCCGCGCCTCGTCCAGAAGCGCCTGCGTGTCCGCCGGATCGGCGTAGGCCTTCTCGTAGCGCTTGTTCGTCGCGTACTCCGCCACGCCGGACATGGCGATGCCGGAAAGACCGCCCGCCAGCCCATCGAGGACCACCTGCTTGACGTAGTCGCCGAATACCCGGTTGAAGGCGTCGCTCTCCGTCGCCCCGCTGGCCAGCAGCTCCCGGTACTGGGTCCTAAGCTCCGAATCGTCGCCGTTCTTCAGCTCGTCGTAGATGGTGTTCAGGAAGTCGGACGCCATTTCCTCGCTGCCCTCGGCGAGGAAGCTGTTGCGCAGCGCCGTCCATGTCAGGCCGTTTGGATTGCGCAGGATGGATTCGACGCTGTACCTTTCCGTCAGGCCCTCGATGAGCGCAGACGTCACGCTGTCCAGCAGCGCGTCCGCGTCCGTAGAGCCGCTTTCCTTCGCCTGCACGAAGGAATTTGCGAAGACCTCGCCGGACATCTGGGTGGAGATGAAGCCGGAGACGAACCGGTTCAGCTTCGCCGCCGCCTCCTCCGCCATGTCCGGGCTGGGCTTGATTCCGCCGCCGCCCAGCGCCTGGCCGACGAGCATCCGCACGCCGCTGTCCACAGCGCTGTTGACAGTGTCGTACACGAACCGCCCCACGTCGCCCATCTGGCCGCCTACGGCCCCGCGGATGGCCGAGGTGCCCTGAGAGAAGTACATGGAGGGCGTGTTGTAGTCCACGGGCCGGTACTGCTCCGCGCCCGCGCCGCCCCGGAAGAGCTTCTGGGCCAGCAGGCCCACGGAGCCGATGGGGGAGAGCAGGTTGGTGGCGTAGCTCTGCACCGTGCCGTACACGCCCCGCGCCACGCCCTCCGCGCCCCTGCCTGTGACGTCCTCGGAAAGTCCGGCCATCTCCTGCTGCATCCGCTCCGCGTTGCGCACCCGGGAGGCGTACTCGATGATCTCCTCCGGCTCGTACCCGGCCCCGGCCAGAATGGCCGCGATCTGGTTCCGCCGCGCCCGCTGGTCCCTCTGGATCTGCGCCCGCTGGTCCGGCGTCATGCCCGCCAGCGCCGCCTCGTCGCCGTCCTGCCAGGCGAGGACGCTGTCCGTGGTGTAGCCCGCCGCCTCCAGCGCCTTCTGCCGCAGGTCCTCGGGCATGGAGCCCCAGCGCTCCGCGTTCTTCACCTGGTAGTAGTATTCCCGGGCCTTGTCCCAGTCCTGCCGGTCCTGCTCCGTGAACTCCGGCGTCTCCTGAAAGGCCGTGCCGCCCTGCATCATGCCGCCGTAGCCGGACCGGGAGGCCTTGCGCTTCTGCTCCAGCTCGTTTGCCCGCTGGAGCCAGTAGTCGGAGCCGCGGAACATCGCCGTCTCGTCCTCCTGCGCCCGCATGGCAAGCTCGCTCCGGGCTGTGCTCTGCGCCAGCCGGTCAAGCTCCTCCTGCGCGCGCTTGCCGACGTGGTAGCGCCCGTCGCTCATGACGACGCCACCGGCCCGGATGCGGCCCGCGGCCCGCTGATTCGCCCGGATGGACGCCGCATAGTTCTCCGGCGACACATACCCGGAGGCTTCCCGCTCCGCCGCCTCGTCCTGCGCCATGCGATACTGCGGCGTCCGCGCCCGCGCCTGATTCCACTGCACCCAGGCGTCAACGGCCTCGTCCATGGCCCGCTCCGGCTTCTCCTGCTCCTTCCGCGCCCGATAGGCCGCATAGGCCTCGTTGATCCGGTTCCCGCCCGGCTTTCCGCCCGCCGCAACGGATTGGAGGTCCTCCACGATCTCCTGGCGCGTCGAGGGAGTCCTCTTCGCCGTGCTGGCCGCCACCCTCTGCTGCGCATTCCCGCCGGTTTTTCGTCTTCTTGCCATCCTGTGCCCTCCGTTTATTTCTTCGCCCTGGATTTGTAGTATGCGTCGATCAGCTCCAGCTGCCGGTCGCTGAGCTCCTTCTGGTACTTGAGGAGCTGCCGCGCCGCCGCCGCAGAGCCCTTTGCCGCCGCCGTCTGCGCCACGGTGTCCCGGATGCTCTTATACCGTGCATTGTCCACACCGGCCTCCGTGGACCGGCCGCCGCCGCCCTCGTCGATCACGCCCGGGCGCTTCTTCAGCGTTTGCGGGTAGGACGTCCTCTCGGATGTGCCTTCCTTCTCGGGTGCGCCGCTCTTCGAGCCGCCGCCGCGCCCACGACCGCGACCGCCTCTGCCTCCGCCGCCTCCGCCGCTCCCCGCAGCCGCCGCCATCTGCTGCTGGTAGTAGGCGAGCCATCGCTGCGCCTCGTCGCTGGTCATGCCAGCCGCCGCCAGCTCCTCCGCAGAGGGCATATAGCCCAGCGTGGTGATGAGGTTTACCGCCTTTTGGTAGGCATCCTGCTGCCGCTCGTAGCTCATCTCCTGCTCGTTCTGCCACTGCGTATAGCCGCGGTTGTAGAGGTCGCCCTCGCGCTGCTGGAGCTGCTGTAGGTTGTCCATGTAGCGGTTGTACTCGTCCTGATAGCGGCTGTATTCGGTGTCCCGCAGCCCGCCCAGCATCTGGTACTGCTGCATCATGTCGGTGCCCTCCTGCCGGTAGCGGTCGTAGGCCTTGTCGTAGAGATCCGGCACCACGTTCCCGAGCTGCTGGAGGTAGGCATCGTACTGCTGCTGTGCCGCGCCCTGTGCATAGGTGCTGTCATAGCCGCCGGTCAGCGCCGCCGCCTGGCCTAGGGTGTCCTGCATGGCCTGCTTCCCAAGGGTGGTGTACTGGTCCTTGTACTGCTGGTACAGCGCGTCCTCGTTTACGTCGTAGGAAAAGTCCTTGCGGCCAACAATTTTGTTGTAGATGTCCTCCAGCTGCTTGTCGTAGGTGCCCGCATAGCTGGGGGCCTGGGTCTTCTGGGCCTCCTGGAGCCGCCCGAGGGCCTCCTGATACTGCTGGTCCCCGCTCGGATCGTACTTGTAGGAGGGCGCCTTGGGAGCCTCCTGCTGCTGCGAGCCGGAGGAGCCGTAGAGCCGCCCCTGCGTCCATTCGCCAAAAATGCCGTCCGCGTCGATGCCCTGGGCCTGCTGATAGCGCCGGACTGCATCCTGCGTCCGCTGCCCGTAGATGCCGTCCGCGCCCGTGGAGCCGACATCGTAGCCGGCGTCCATGAGCGACTGCTGGAGCTTTCGGACGCTGTCGCCCCGGTCTCCGATGCTGAGATACATATGGTTTCCCTCCTTTAGATGTAGCCCCGGCGGTGCTGCTCGGGGGTGAACTGATTGAGCGGATCGCTGATGATGGGCACGCGGACCGGCGGATGCACCGGCTTGATCGGGCGCGACATGCACATATAACGCACCTCGTCCGCCACATGATCCTCCATCGTGGTGTCCAAGTCCTCCGGCTTGGTCTCGGAGTACATCATCAGCGGGACCGTGCGGATAAATGCCTTGCAGGTGTCGAACACGTACATCCGCGCGTACCCCTGCGCGTCGAACTGCAGCCGGTAATGTACCTGCATCCAGCCCGGTATCCGGGCATTGTCGCCCGGTGTGAAGTAGATGCCGTAGCGCATCGCTGTCTCCGCCACACTCTCGCCGCGCGACTGGTCCCAGATGCTGGGATCCGCGATGCTGTCCACGATCTGCTTGCCCCTCAGCCACGGATGCTCCCGTTCAAATTCCGCTGCCCGGCGGAACTGCTCGTCCGGCGACCACTTGACGCCCTCGTTGGGCTCTCCGGTGCAGCCGTACAGCTCCGCGATCCGGTACAACACGCCATCATAGTCCACAGCCCAGTATGCCAACGAGAATGGCTTGGCGTAGCCGAAGTCGTAGGATCGCATGATCGTCCAGCTCCTCGCCGCGCCCGTAGAGAGATCGATCGGCGGAATGACGTGTGTCCATCGGTGCTGCTGCCGCGCCTCCTCCGGCGTGATGCCTGCCTGCTGGCACATCTCGACGTCCGGCGTCGCCCGGAAATCCTCGAAAAACTGCCCCTCATACACGTCCCAGCGCCCCTCCAGCCACGCCTTGCGCAGCTTGGATGGCAGCGCCTCCAGCTCCTGCTTGTACTCCGGCTGCATCTCCATCAGCGCGGCGTTATCGGTAACGAGTGCCTGTGTAAAGCTGTACGCCTCCGGGATCTCTCCATCCCGGTACACACGATCGATAAACAGCCGCTTGATGTAATCGTGCCCCACGCCTCCGGGGTTGCAGGTATAGTAGGTGCGCTTGGGATACCGCCCGGTGCCGCGGACTGCCAGATTGATCTTTTTGATCCACTCCTCGCGGAGCTGCGTCGCCTCATCGACAAAAATCACATCATACTCCGCGCCCTGGTACTGATCCAGATCACTATCCGTGGCGCAGTAGCCAAACGAGATCGTCGCACCGTTGCAAAACATGAACACCTTGTCGCTCTTGTTGTACCGCGCCACCTCGCGCGGCAGCATCGCCTGCAGCGGCACGATGTGGTTGTTTACAAGCTCCCGGTATGTCTTGCGGACGATCAGCACCTTGATGCCCGCCCAGTGCAGGCAGAGCAAAATCGCCTTGACGCGCACCGCCCAGCTCTTGCCGCCGCCTCGCGCGCCTCCATAGCCGACGTGCCGGTGCGTATCCGCCAAAAACTGTGCCTGCTTGGTGCTCGGGGCCGGAATGTCGATGGTTACTCCTGCCACGCCTTATCGCCTCCCGCGATGCGCACCGTGATCTCGCTGCTTGCCTCCTCGCGCTCTGCCTGCTTGCGCAGCGCCGCGATCCTCGCCCGCTGCTCCTCATCATCGAGCACGCAGCGCACATCCTGTATCTCTTTGAGCGTGCGGAGAGCACCTGTGAGCGCCTGCAAGCCCCGTTTGTCCTTGAGCATATCGGCGATGTCGTACTCCTCCATCGCCGCCTCCAGCTTATCCAGCATCGTGTCGGCAATGCTGTGCACGCGCTTTGCACGCTCCACCTGCCGCTCTACCAGTGCATCGACCATGGCTGGCCCACTCTTGGCGAGGCATGCCCTGCGCAGCGCCGCCCAGTCCTCCTCCTGCGCCCGGCCTGCGATCGCGCCCCGGCTCACGCCGTACTGCGCCTCCAGCTTTCGGTAGCTGCACGACGCATCCTGCACATACTGCGTCCGCATCGCCTCCCAGGGCGCATCCTTGATCTTCTGCGCCATCCCGTCACCTCCTTGCTTGCGCTATCATATAAGGGCAGGATACCATTCTCCCGCCCCCGTTCTCTACCCTCCAGTCATTTTTCACAATCTTCTCTCCCGCTTTTTGTGCATAATCCCATCTTTACTTTACATCCATTTAGGTGTATCATAAGACCATAAGATAAAGCAACGCGAAAGGAGCTATCATCATGGCAAAATACACTTGGACCTACAAATGCGATCTCTCCGGCGCGGAGGAATACAAGGCGCACGCGGACTACCTGATGACCCGGATGCATCGGCTCTATGCCGAGGCGACCCGCCTCAGCGACCGCGCCAGCAATTCTGAATGGCTCTGGCTGGAGCAGCGCGTCACGCGCGATCAGTGGGATGAGATCACCCGCCCCGACTTTGAGGCTGCCGCACACCTGCGCGAGCTTGCGCAGACCATCGACGACTACGACAAGGTCTACACCGTCCGGTACGGCGACGAGACCCAGCGCGCCTTTGTGGAGATGCTGGGAGGCGGCACGTTTGACGATGCCCGCAGAGATACGCTCAAGGAGGCGCTCCGGACCGCCGATGCGCTCCTCGCCTCTGACGACCCCGCCCCGTTCTAACGGATACATCACGCCCGGCAACGCCGGAGAGAAAGGAAGAGCACAATGACTACCACCATCCATAGAAACTACGGCTGCCTCGCAGCCGAGAAGCGCTGCGTCTACACCCACAAAGTCCCCGCCGAGACTGCTGTGACATATGACCGGCTGGTCGTCGAGACCCCGGACGGCTGGGACGCTTACGAGACGCCAGCCGAGGGCATCGTCCTCACGCCGCCGGACGGCATCCCGTCGCTGCTGCGCGAGATCCTCTGCGGCGACGAGTACCCCTGCGTGCTCCGCATCTCCAAGGACGGCTCCGGCTATCCGGTCCGCCTCCGCGTCGTGGAGGGATAAGCGCATGCCCACTCTGATGGATGCCGTGGTGGATCTGTACCGCCACGGCGCGAGCCAGCGGGAGATCGCCGCGCAGTACGGCATCTCCGCGCAAAAGGTCCGCAAGCTGCTCATTACCGCCGGTCTGATCGAGACGCGGGAGGCGCAGCTGCTCGCGGAGGGGCTCACGCCTGCGGAGATCGGCGACCGGCTCCGCAAAAGCCCCTCCGGCGTCTCCGCCAATCTGCCTTACACCAAGGGCGAGTACGATGCCGATGAACCGACCGTCAACGCGCTCCGCATCCGCGCCTCGCGCGCCCGGAGGAAAGGAGGTGACCGCGATGCCTGATCTGCCCAGCCCGATCCGCGCAGCGCGGATCGCCGCCGGCATGACGCAGCAGCAGCTCGCCGATGCCCTCGGCATCGCCCAGCAGAGCGTCGCGCGCTGGGAGACCGGCGAGCGTGAGCCCCGCGTCTCCACCCTAAGGCGCATCGCCGCCGTCCTCGGCTGCGACGTCACCGCGCTGCTCTGAGGAGGTGATCCAATGCCCAAGCTCACCAAGAAAGCCTTCCGTGCCCTCCTCGAAGAGTGGCTGGAGGAAAACGAGGACTGCACCCTTGACTATTCCACCATCCGCTACGACGAGGACCTCGACGCCATGACCTGTGAAATGGAGGACGGCGACGGTCGCTCCTTCCTCGTCCACGAGGAGGACGGCATGATCTATGTCGACTGACCCATCACCCCGGCAGGGACATTCCCCGCCGGGGCTTTCCTTATATGGTCTCATTTCCAATGTCCTGTGACGTAAAATTTGACGGACGCGCTGACCTGCATGGCCGTGGGCCGGAGGAGGACGAAGGGGCCGCAGTTCGCGGCGGTACCGGTGCCGTAGGCCGAGATCCAGCAGCCCGCCGCCGTATTGCAGACCACGTCCCGCTGCACGTTCGGCCAGTCCGTGAAGGCGATGGGATAGTCCGGCGCGGCGCATTCGAGGGCATAGAGGCCGCCCCAGGCCGTGGATGTGTCCCCGGTGTAGGTCTGCGCGCCCCAGCATTCGGCGAAGCCGCTCCGCCACTTGCGCCAGCGCCAGATGCCGCTCGACCCGGCCTCGACCACCCGGTCGATCTCGTTCCCGTCCGCGTCCAGATAGTCCCCGCGGACGCGGAGGTCCCAGGCCACGTCCAGGACGCCGTCCGCCTCTGCGTACTTGCCGAAGGCCGCGCCCTTGCCCCCGGCCCGGAGGTGGAAGGCCGCGTCCGCCGTGGGGATCGTCACCTCGTAGCGCGCCGTCTGTCCGAGGCTGTCCGCCGCCTCGATCTTGGCCACATAGCTCTGCCCGATGAGCGCCGCCGCCGTCAGGATGAGGCCCGTGCCGGACGTCATGGCCGTCCCGTCCCCGTAGCTCCCGCCCGCCGTCCGGTGGTAGCCCTTGAGCGTGCAGGCGTTCCGCCCGCCGAGGGCGGAGTAGGAGAGCGTCGCCTTGGCATAGATGCAGGTCCCATCCTTGTCCGCCGTCCCGTCCGCGTCGGAGCGGTACAGGCTGAGGCTTGACAGCTTTGGCCTGGCATAGGGCAGCAGCGTCACCTGCAGCGTCTCCGAGGCCGTGTAGCCCCGGCTGTCCTCCACGGTGCAGACGATGCTGGCCGCCGTCCCCGGGAGCACCTGGGTCCGGTAGGGGGCCGAGGACGCCGTCACGCCCGCGCAGGCGATCTTGTAGCCCTTGACCGTCGCCCCGTACCGGGTCGTGACCTTTTGGCCGTTGAACGTCACCTGCGCCTTGCTGTAGCCCTGTACGTAGGCCGCAATGCCCGCCGCCGCGGTCCCTGCGTTGTAGTAGGCCGCAGAGGCCCAGCCGCTCGACACCGACGGCCCGCAGGAGGCCGGGACCAGGACCTGCACCGTCAGGGTCTTTATTCCCAGCGCCGCGGTCCAGCCCGCGTTGTAGGTGGTCAGCTCCAGCGTGCCGGTCACGCTCTTCGCGGTCGTGATGTAGGCCGCGAAGTCCGATAGATTCGGCGATATCTGATAGGTCCCGCCCCTGACGTCATGGAGCAGACAGGCCCTGTGCCCGCCCGCCGTCAGGTAGAGGTCGTGCCGGTAGCCCTCCGCCGCCTGGGTGATGGTGCAGGCGCTCCTGCTCCCCAGCGTCAGCGCCCCGCAGCTCAGGGTGGACGCCCGGGGAATGGTGTTCAGCGTAACGGTCCCGCTGCCCTCGGTGCTCCGCCCCGAGTAGCTGGTGCCGCTCGGGCCCCAGACCGCGCCGGAGAGGGTGACGGTCTTCGTTCCGTCGTCGTTGTGGGGCACGGTGAGGATGAGCGACCGCATGAGGATCCAGTCCCCGCTCACGCTGGCGTAGACGCCCCCGGACACGGTCTCCCCGTTTAGCGTGAGGCTGCATTCCCAGGTGCCGATGGTCGGCGTCGTCACCGTGCTCTCGTAGATTTCCTTGCGGACGAACAGGTTCGCCACCACCCGCGACGTGTTGGCCTCGATGTCCTGGGTGTACTCCCAGTCAATGGCCCCCGCCAGGTAGCCGCCCCCCGCCGTGGATGAGCTGTTTTCCAGCCATATCGTTCCTGCTGGCATATCGTCACTTCCTTTTCCGCTTTACCCGCCGATCCATCGGACGGTGAGCCCGTCGTCGTGGGTGATCTGCCACTTGTCCTGGCCGAGCACCAGCTTTTCTTTTACGATGACCGTGCCCACATAGAGCGCACCGTTGGAAAAGTAGGCCGCCTCGGCCCCGTTGATGTAAAAAGACAGCTTGTCCGGCGTCCAGATGCTCATGTTGGACGAGGTGTCGATGACCTCGTACTCCGTCCCGTCCACGGTCTCCTTGGCCCCGGTGACGCGCAGGTCGCGTCCCATGGCAATGCCGATGATCGGCACCGCCCCGTCGTAGCCGATGACGCCCTGCCGAATGTAGCCCTGGACGTCCACGCGGTAGGCATCAAAGTCCTCGGAGACGCCGTGCAGGCTGTCCGAAAGCTCCGCATAGTAGCTCAGCGCCTGCTCGATGCGCGCCGCCGTGGCGGAAAGCCGCGTGTCGATCTCCTCCTGATAGTCGCCAAAGTCCGAGAGGGCCACGTAGGTGGATTGGAGCCGCAGCTCCAGCGCCGCCTGCTCCGCCCGCACCGCGTCCGCCGTCTTAATGATCAGCGTCCGCAGCCGTCCGAGCCCCTGCTCCGTCTCCTTCTTCTGCTCTGCGGTCTGCCCGCCCGCAAGGATCTGGCGCGCGGTCGAATCCTCGGAAAAATTGCTCTCGTCCAGGCGTGAGAGCGCGAGGTTGAGCGCCTGTGCCGTCTGGAACAGATAGCTGTAGGTCCGCGCCTCGATGCCGCCCGGCGGCATGGGAAGTGATAGCTGCATGGTCTCCCTCCTTACCGGTCCGAGCCCTGCTCCAGCACCCGGGCGATGGAGAAGAGCTTGAAGCTCCCGACGCCCGCGAGCCGGAACCGCAGATGGTCGCAGCGCCGGGGCTTCACGGGAAGCACAAAGCTCCCGATGCCGCTGCCCGTCACCTCGCCGCCGTAGTGCCATTCCCCGTCGCTGTCGTACTGAAGGTAGAGCCGGAGCGTGCTGCCCGGCGGCAGGCGGAGCCGGAACTGGTATCGCGTCACGTACTTGTGGTTCGGCTGCTCGTAGTGCTGTACGCCGCTCTCGGCCATCCAGTGCAGGTCCCCCTCCGGGGCCCCCTCGGTGCCGAGGATGGTGCCCAGCACCTTTTTGTCCGCGTCGAGGTAGTAGAGGTCGTCGCCGTGGGCCGCGAAGCACACAGGATGCAGCGCGTCCTCCCGGCACCAGATGCCCCGGGAAGGATCATAGCTGAAAAGGCTCCAGCCCCCGCTGCTTTGCATGGCCACGTAGTACAGCCCGCCGAAGCTCCCGCCGACGGCTCCGCTGTAGCGCACGTCGCCCAGCTTGTCGGAGACGCTCCGGGGCAGGCTCCCGTCGTAGGCATAGACCCCGGTCCGGCCCTTGTAGTAGAGCGTCTCGCCCGCAATGGCCAGACTGCGCCAGGACCCCTTCTGTACGCCGTTGCCGTCAATGGATTGCACCTGATGGGCCCCGTAGGCAGAGATGGATATTTTGTGCAGGCACGTCTCCTTGAAGAAGATGGGGTTCCCGAGATAGTTCACGGCCCCGGTAAACTGCCCGTCCGTGCCGCAGCTCGCCGCCCAGGACGCGGTGGAGTTGCCGTTGTAGCAGCGCCAGTTTTTGAAATCGCCCAGCTTGGAGGCGTAAAGCTCGTTGACGACCTTGCCGTCCACAAGTCCGTACTTGCAGCCCCAGAGCCGATTGCCGCACTCGCAGACGTAGTCCATGTCCGGCGCCTCGCGCTTGACGCTCACGCCGCCGGTCTGCTCGTAGACCTGATCCAGCAGCCCGATGACGATGAGGTAGTCGGCCCCGCAGCCCTTGAGGAGCTTCGTGCCGCATAGGTCCTCGATCTGGTCCTTGAGCGGCCCTTGCTGGGGATAGGAGGCCCCGGCGATCTCCACGCCGTCGCCCTCCTTAAACTTCGCGCCGATGCCGGTCGCAGAGATTTTGACGTATACCGTCACCACGGACAGCCAGCTCCGGCTGTCTCCGGCAAACTGCTTGAGCGTGTGCGGCGTCTCGTAGGTGTCGATCCAGAGGTCGCCGTTCGCCGCGCTCTCCGGCTCGGATACCTGCACAAATTTCGGCGTCTGCTCCGTGCCGTCCGCCTTGCAGAGCTGGTATTTGATCTTGGTGTCCGCCTCCGCCGTCCATGCCGCATCCAGCCCGCCGTGGTCGGTGATGTCCGCCGTGTTGAGGTATTTCTTGTCCGGGAAGAACACAGCGTAGGCCCCCATGGACACGATCTGCTTCTCCCCGGTGGGCGTGAGCGTCAGCCCCGTCACCTCCGCGCCGTTGTAAAAAACCTTCCCCGCGTCCACGTAGAGCAGCGCGTCCTTGGAGATCATCCCCTGGGGCGCGGTCAGCGCCGCCGCGGTCCCGCGCTTCGGCCTCGTCCCGATCATGGGATAGTCCCGGCAGGAGAGGTTTTCCATGTCTGAGAATTCGTTGATTGCTATTTTCAGATGGTTGTTGTAGCCGTAAAACGTTTCGGTCACGATCCGGCTCTGGCTCGTCTCCTCAATGTAGGGAAGCTTCATGCCGCACCTCCTCAGAACAGGAAGCGCGAGGCTTCCGGCAGCGGCGCGTGCGTCCGGTGCCACCAGCCGGAATACTGGCTGTAGGCGCTGTTGAACTGGGCCGCGCTCTGGTTGTACTTGCCGCTCTCCCCGTTGGCGAGGTCGATCATGCTCTGGAGATACCAGCCGTAGACGTCCGCCGCGAAGGGGTAGGGAACAAGCAGCGCCGTGTCCTCGTCCGTGTCCTCTCCGTAGCCGGTGAACGCCTCCTGCGCCGCGTCGTGGGCGTGGGTGAGGATCAGCTCCCGGTGGATGCGCCCGTCCAGCTCCGAGAGCCAGGCGCGCTTCTGCGCCGCGTCGTACTGGTTCGGCTTCAGCGCGTCCGCCGCCGAGATCGCTTCGTTGATGGTCATGTTGTCGCCTCCTGTCGATAAAAAGAGGCGGAGCCGTGCAGCCCCGCCTCCCTGGTCACTGCTGAGACAGCAGCTCTGCCACCTTCTCGTCGAGCGCCGCCTGCGCCTCCTGCGCCCGGCGGATCTCCGCCGCAATGTGCGCAGGCACCTGCGAGCGCTTGCCGCGCGGGAGCAGGTAGTTTACGCCGTTGACGGAGACGAGCAGGTTCGGCTCCTCGTTGATATAGCCCTTGGGGATAAAAACCTCCACAAGGTCGTCTTTCTTGCTTGCCATGGTTCCTCCTTATGGGGAGGCGGGTTTCCCCGCCTCCTGTCAGTTGGCCGTGTCTGTCGCGCTGTAGCTGGAGCAGCTCATCACGCGCAGCACGCGCTCGGTGTAGAGGATGGTCGCGCCGTTGGTCTCAAACTTGTAGCCGATGGTGCTGAACTGGTTCAGCGGGCCGCCCGCCTGAGACTTGTCCTTGACGATCATCTCCAGCGCGCCGCCGTCGGGATCGATGATGCCGAAGGCGTCCTTGCCGAGGAAATAGGTCGCGTAGGTCACGCCGCCGTCCTTGTTTTTGTAGCTGTCGCCGCCGAGGATCGGCGCGAAGGTGTTGCGGATGAAGCGCACGCCGTGCAGCTCGCCGATCTCGCCGTTGTAGATCTCCTCGGGAGAGGCGTACTTGTGCGCCTCGATCCACTCGTCGGAGCTGCGCAGGTCGTAGATCACGGAGGGATGCACGATGGCAACGTACTTCCCGTTGATGGTCGGCACACGGTCCTTCTGCAGCTTGGTCACCGCCTTGTTGACCATGTCCGGCGTCAGCAGGCTCCAGCCGTGCGGCGTCGCGGAGCCGCCGGAACCGGCGGTCTCGCCGCCCGCGCCCATCGTCGCGCAGGAGGTCGGCGTCGAGAGGACTGCACCGGTGCTCTTGTCGATGTTGTCGCAGTAGAGCACGTTGGTGTTGGTCAGCAGCGCGTCGCGGATGAGCACCTCCTGGGTCTCCGCTGCGGACGCGCCCATTTCCTCCGTCGCGCCGAGGATCACGTCGTCATAGGCGTGCAGCTCAAGCTGATCGGAGATGGCGGCGTAGGTGCCGTACTGGTCGATGGAGCCGGTCTTGGAGCTCATGCCGAACTTCTGGCCGGTGGGGATGACGGCCTCCTGCAGCTTGGAAGCGCGTGCGAAGGTGTTCCACTTGCGCCATTCCACGGTCTTGCCGTGGTTTCTGGGCAGCGGCTGCTTTTTGCCGAACTGCGCGTAGTACATCTCCGCGCGGGCATTCTCCAGCAGCTCGGTGTCGTAAAACGTCTTGAGCTCACCGGAGAGCGTGTTGTTCGTGTCGAACGCCGTCTTGGTGCCGGTGTAGGCGTTGACATAGGTGTCGGTTGCGTTTACCAGCGCGCCGCCGCCGTCGGCGAAGAGCTGGATAAGAGAGAGCTTATATTCGTTCATGGTGGTTCCTCCTTCCGTGGAGAAGCCCCCGGTTTACTGGCCGGGATAGAGCTTCTCGTTGCGGGCGGCAGCCTGCCGGATGCGCTGCTTGAGCGCCTCCCGTTCCGCCTTGCTCGCCTTTCTGTAGTCAAATGTACTCACGGAGGGAGCGCCCGTACCGGCCTCGCTGGGCCGCGTGCCGCGCGCCTGGATGGTATTGGAGATCTGTTCGGCGGTCTTCCTCGCGCTGACGCGCATGGCCGCCTCCTGGAGCTCCTTGCGGTGTACGGCATAGTAGGCGTCCTCGACGCTGATGCCGCCGCCCGGCGATGTCATCCGGGCAAAGACGGGGTTCTGGAGCTCCCGGCTGAGGTCGAAGCTCGGGAAGGTCGCCTTCAGCGCCTCGCCCTGCTGCTGCAGGCTCTGGAGGTGCGCCGCAAAGCGCTGCTCCTCCTGGCTGCGCTGCTCCCGCTGGCGGAGCCGCTCCGTCTCCTGCTCCATCTGCACGATGCGCTTCGCGGTGTCCACGCCGACACCCATCTCCAGGGCGCGATCCTCGTAAAAGGAATCGTCGTCGACGATCTTCTGCGCGAGTGCGTCGTAGTCGATGTTGTCCGGGTCCAGCCCGTGCTTCCCGGCCAGCAGCGAAAGCGCCTGCTGCAGCTTGTCCATGGCCTCGACCTTGGGCTTGTCCGCCCGCAGCCGTCCCTGTACCATCTCCTGCATCTTCTGGTTGTATTCGGGGTCTTCGCAGACCTCCTCCCAGCTCATGCGGGGCTTCTCCGTGGGGCTTTTCTGATTGGCCGCGGCGTCCGGCTCCGGTTCGGCGGGGGCCTCCGGCTGCTTGGGCTCCGTGCGCACGGCGCCCTGCGGCAGCGGCGTCTCCGCCTTCTTCGCCCGTCTGCGGAGCTTGTCTGCCGGAACGCCCAATTCCAGCAGCCTCGCCTGCCCGGCGTCGGCAGCCTCCGCTTCGCCCGAGGGCGACGCCCCGCCGTCTCCGCCGTCGGCGAAGAGCTGGAGCAGCCGCCAGTTTTCCAGGTGCATATTATGCCTCCCAGTGTTGTGTAGTCTGCCGCTTCGGGCGGCGAATCCTCCCCGGCTCCCGCGCTGCGGGAGCGATGACCGGGACCGGCTGGGGATACCGGGCCCGGCTCCCCTCTGCGGGGACCGCACGCGCTCCGTCCCGCCCCCTCCCTGGTACACGGTCGGAGCCGCTTTCCGGTCTCCGCCGAAAAAGGGAGCAGGGTCGAAGCCTTGCTCCCAGTATGGCATATGCGGTTTTCGTTTCTCTACCCCCCAACTTGGGGGTCATCGCTTCTCAAAGTGCACGTAGTCCGGATATTCCGAGCCCAGGAAGTCGAAGCCGAGGCAGACCGCGTCCTGCACCATCCGCACGATGTGCCGGTACCGCGCCCGGGGCGCAAGCCGAAGCTCCGCGTCCCCCTCCGCCAGTCGGAAGGAATCGATCCGGGCCGCCCCGGCCTTCTCAAGCTGGAACGCATTGCAGCGCAGCGTGTTCACGAGGGCGGAGACCGCCGCGCAGACCAGGTCCTCCCCCTTCTCCGCGCTCCTCGCGTGCCCCCGGATCGTCACCATGTACTGCTCGGGCCGGTAGATGATCTCGATCATGGTTCCCTCCTCAGCCCGGCTGGCTGGCCTGCTGGCTTCTCTGGCGCGATTTCTCAACCAGTGCGTGCTCCTTCTTCTTCATGCCGCCAAGCTCATCCGACTCAGCAATTTCCGGTTTTTCCTCCGGCTGCGCGCCCTGCACCGCCGACATCTGCCCGCCCGTCCGGGAGATGATGCCGTTCAGCTGGGAGAGCGCCATCTGGTCGCCGTACTTCGCCGCGAGATTCACGGCGTACTGCTCCACAAGCTGCAGCGTCTGGTACACGTCCCCGTACCGGGAGAGCTTCTGCATCAGCTCGTCCCGCCCGTCGAACTCCATCATGTCGAGGCAGAGCAGCGTCTGGTCCACGAGCTGCGGGTTGAAGAACCCGGCGTTGAAGAACTGGAGGGCCAGCTCGTTCTGCGTCACCTTGGTGTAGACGCTCCGCTTCTGGGCCGATACCTTGATGTCGAAGACCGGCTGCCGGTAGCCCATGTCCTGCCCGAATGCCGTGCCCTGGGCCTGCTGCCGGAGCCCCTGGTTCGTGTAGGATACAAACTGCTCCGCGCCGTACTGCCCGACGATGCGGAATTTGCGCGGCAGGTCGTAAAACTGGCGGATCAGCTCGATGCACAGCTCCACGATCTCAGCATAGGCGCGGTATGCCGCCTGCGTGCTGTCGCGGCTGCCCTTGCCGCTCGCCTCCTGCAGCGCTGCAATGGCGGATGCCGCCGTCACGCCCGCCGAGGTGGAGCCCGTCGAGGTCTCCGTGTTGCCGGAGGTCTCGCGCAGCTCCTGGATCGTGTACTGGAGGGCCGTCAGGTAGTTCCCGTCGAGGGAGCTGTGGTCGATGACGCGCAGGGACGCCTCGTCCACATTGCCGTTCACATGGACCACGGCCTTGGAGAGGTCCAGCAGCTCCTCCTCGTTGATGTTCCCGTCCACGCGGGAGAAGTAGCGCGGCGTCGCGCCCGCCATGGCGTTCTTGACGAAGGCCGTCTTCATGAGGTCGATCTCCGTCTGCGGATTCCGGCAGATATCCACGAAGCCGTAGCCGCAGGGGCTGCCCTCGATGGGGTAGAGCGCGTCGAAGACGTAGGGGAATTTCCCGTGGTCGTAGAGCCCCGCCGCCGCCATGTCGGGCCGGTTCTCCGTGGCGAAGAGCACATGGTCCCCGACGTACTTGCAGTAGTGCAGCACCGCCCGGTCCCCGGCCCACTTCCGGTAGTAGACGTCGATGACCGTCGCCTTGTCCGTGGTGTCCACGGCGTCGTCGTAGAGGAACTTCGTAGAGAGGAACGTACCGCCGTCTAATTTCCCCTGCAGCTCCGGGTGCCGCTCCTGGAGAATGTCCTTGTCCACAAGCTCCGTGTGGAAGAAATAGCGGCTCTTCTGGATGTCGGTGATGCCCGGCTCCCAGTAGATATTCAGCAGGTTCACGCGCTCCACGGCGATGTCGCCCAGCCCGCCGAGCTTGTCCTTGTCCCAGATCACCTTGTAGCAGCCGGTGCCCGTCTTGAGCTTCTGCCACATGGCGTCGGAGTAGGTGCGCTCAAAGTGGTTCTGCTCCAGCACGCAGGGGATGATGGCCGAGAGCATCCGCGCCTCCGCCCGGTCGCCCTGCTCCCGCGGCAGAATGTTCGGCTCCGGATAGCTCTCCATGGCGTCCGCGTGCTTGGCAACGATGACGTTGTGCAGCCAGCCGGAGACGCTCCGGAAGCCCCCGTCCTTCCCGATCTGGGAAACCTTCTGCTCCTCCGTGGAGTTTCGCAGTTTCCACCACTGCTCCGAGGCAAGGATGCGCTGCTCCGTCCGCGCCTTGCCCGCCTTGTACTTCTGGAGGATGCGCGTGAAGTCCAGCAGCTCCTCCGCCCCGATCGCCGGTTTAACAGCTTCTCCCGCGGCCCCGGCAGCCCCCGCCGCGCCTGCTCCCGGCATCGCCGTGGTGCTCTGCCCATGCGTCGGTTTAACGGCTTCTCCTGCGGTTCCGCCGCCCGCGGCGGAAGTCGCACCGAAGCCGTAGCCCTCCGCTTCCCCACGCGGCAGGCCGCGCGGGGTCCCCTGTGTTTTTCCGTCCATGCCTGTCCGCATTTGTCCGGTTTCCTGCCGCGGGGCCTGTCCCCGCCGTTCGTCATAGGGTCTCTTTTTCATGGTTCCTCCTCCTCATATTTCGTCATGAGCCCCGCATAGACGGGGCAGAGCCGGTACCTCCGGCAGCACCGCAGCCGCATAAATCGCTCCAGGTCCTCCCGCCGCCGGAACTGCTGGACCGTCACCGCCCCCTGCATCACGCCCTCGCAGAGGACGCGCCGCCGGTCATCCGAGAGATAAAACGGGCACATCACGTCCGCCTTGAGATACGACCCCTCGCTCATTGCGCCCCTCCTGAATTACCCGACGTACAGCAGCCGGAACGCCTCGCGGCCCTTGGGCGTGACGAGCGTCTGCGTGCCGCTCCAGTCGGTCTTCTCGTTGTAGGTCTCCTTGGTTCTGATCTGACCGAATTCCTGATTGCTAAAAATTTTCATTTCGTTCATCGCTCGTCCTTTCTCCGCAATTCCCGCGCCTGGAGCGCCAGGCTCCGCACCAACTTGTCCACGGCCTGCCCCGGGTATTTGAGCCTGCTCACCTCCGCCATGGCGCAGAGGTGCCGGTAGGTCATCGGCGTCACCCGGATCGTCACCAGCCGCCTGCTCCGGCTCTCCCGCTTTTTGTCGCTCATGTGTCCTCCTCCCAGCTCCCGCCCGAGGGCTTGCCGATGTATCTGCAATAGGCCAGCTCCAGCTGCGCCCCGGGGCTGCCCTGCCAACCGGGCAGCAAGAATACCGTGTCCGCGCAGTCGATCATGGCGAAGCAGATGCGCATATACTCCGCCTTGCTCATTCCCTCTGGCAATTCTGCCGGATTGAGCACGATATGACCCAGCCCCTCCAGCCGCTCCGCCTCGCCGCGGAACCTGTCCCGGTATTTTGGATCGCCGGTGATCTTACCGGCTATGTAGATTTTCATGCGTTCTCCTTTCTCAGCTGCTTCACCCATCGCTTCTTTCTGCACGTCGGTGCCGTTGTGGAGCGCGGTCTTGACTTGCAGTCCCATGATTTCGCGTCTGTTAGCCCGTCGAGGCCCCATCCGGACGCCCGCAGGCTGCTCCCGTTTTCGCTTTCCAGCGTGTAGGTTATGATTCGCTCGTAGCCCATGAGCTTTGCCACCGCCGCCGCACGGCCAAGCAGAAAGGAGCAGACGTTGGCCGTCCCATCCGTACAGAGCCGCGTCACCTCTATGGTTCTTCCGTCATCCAGCCCGCGCGATACCGGCCTCCCAAGCTGAACGACACTGACAATTTCCTTGCCGCTCACACAGCCAATGCGGAATTTGTCCCGATAGACCGGCGCATGATGGCGGTGCAGCCGAGCGACGAGCTCGTTTGCTTCTCGCAGCTCCATTGGGATTGCCTCAAGTGCTTTGTACTTCATTCGGGTCACCCCACGACATAGCGCCAACTCTGCGGTGCGCGGTCAAGCAGCCACGGTTCGAAACCGTCCTTCGTCGTCTGTGCGCCCGTGAATTCGCTCAGCTTCCGCGGCTTATCGTAGATTTTCAGGCCGGAGATGTGCCAGCCATAACCGTCCTTGTTGCCGAGATACCTATGGATTTCGTCGGGTGCCATGCAGGCGAACTGCGCATAGCAAGCCGGGGCTACCGAGTGCGCAGGGAACTCGATGAACTCGTCGCATGTAAATTCTCCGATAATTTTCCCGTTCAGAAAAATGCTTTCCGTATAGTCATCGCGAAGCATCAGGGCAATGCCGTCCCCATACTTGATGCCGTCCTGTGGATGTCGGTATAGCTCATCGTATAGCTCATCATTGCTCAGGATGTGACTGCCGCAAATAACTCGGGGCGCTTTACTCGGCTTTGTGCAGTAGATATAGCATTTAAACGGTGTTTCCATCTTCGGGCGCGTCTTGCGCACCTCGATGGTCTTCTCGCCGGAGGCGATCTTCTCACACCACTTCGGGCGGATGCTGATGAGTACAGATTTCATGGGGTGTCCTCCTTTCTCTCGCCGCGGTGACAAAACCCGTCCGAATCACTGCTGATCCACGGAAAATCCACCTCCATCGGGCAGTCCCCAGTCCCGCGCTTTGCACAGTCTTTGCACCGCACGACCGGCACATATTCCACCAGTTCTTCGTAAGCACATGGTCCTTCAACGCAATAGTCATCAAACATATGCCATCATCGCTTTATTCCATGCCATTGCTTTTACTTCCTTTCTGTTCCCAGCACTGCGACCATGCGGCGCTCCCGCTCCGACAGCTCCCATACCGTTGCGGCGGCCCTCTCTGCGGCGGCCCTCTCTGCGGCGGCCCTCTCTGCGGCGGCCCTGTCTGCGGCGGCCCTCTCTGATAGGAGCAGCCCGCCGCCGAAGATCGTTTTCCCGGCCCCGGCCTGCGCGTCCAGCTTGCTGATCGGCATGCAGTCCTTGGCCGTCACCGCAAAGTCGATGCCGTACTTGCTGTACCTTTGCAGCATGGCAGCGGTCAGGACGTGTGGCGGATACTCGTATTTCGGCATCTGCTTGGTCTGCTTCGCGCTCTTCTGCGCGGCCTCGATGGCCCTGCGCAGCTCCGGCGCCGTCCTGGCGATGACGTCCCCGCCCAGGTTTGTCACAAATGCGGTGCTCACAATCGCGCCGTTGGCGTAGGTGATCTTTGCCTCGCAGACGATGTGCGTCGTCCGCATGACGACGGCGCGACTGGAAAAGGCCGTCAGCCCCGGCGCAAAGAGAAAAAACCGGATGCCGTGCTGGAGGTAAAACTCGCAGATTTTCGTTAAGATTGAAAACGGCGGATTGTCCAGCACCGTGCAGCCGTCCGGGTACTCGTGCCGCTCATAGTCTCCGCCCGGGTAAAACGGGCGGACGATCCCGGCGGGGTCGATGCCGTACTCCGCGCAGGCCCAGTCCCGCACCGCGTCGTAGACCTCCGGCGGCGTGTAGCAGTCGTCCGTGGTCAGCTTGGTCTTGAATTTGTCCGTAAAGTCCTTGTATGCGGGGTTGTCGTCAAACAGGGACTGCTGCTCAAATTTGTCCATATCTCACTCCGGCAGCCGGGCCGATACCCCGACCCTGGCCTTGTCCTTGATCTGCATATAGTCCGCGCCCCAGGCGTTGGCCGCGTCCATGACGGCGTCCATCCGGCAGTAGGCCCGGCACTCGTGGGGCGCGTAGCCCTCGCACGCGACCAGCACCTTCATGCCGTGCCCTCCGCCGCTTCCTCCTCCACATGGATCCGCAGCAGCCCGTCCGCGTCCTTGCGGAGCGGCAGCTTCATCCGCCGGTCGTGCTCCGCCTTGTCGTGCCCGCAGCCGACGCAGGCCCTGCGGCCATACATGGCCCAGTCAAAGCAGCCGTTCATGCGGCAGTTCTTCGGGTATATACGCTTCCCTGAATAACTATTCATTTCCATCACGATTGCCTCCTCCGTCCGGCGGCGTGCCCATCATCCGCATCACCGCCCGGTATTCGAGAGAGCCCTTGTCCGGCCCTCCTCCCATCTCGCGCCGCTGTGCGCGTTCTGCCGGTTTTTTCTTTCCTCCGTATGGAATCTCGTTGTTGGCCGCGTTCGTCGATTCTGGGCCAACCTCGTGCGCGTAGAAGGACGTCCAGCGTTTTTCAACAGACTTGCGGACAATGGCGGTCTGTGCATCCCTGTCCGGCGTCAGCCTGGAAAGATCATCGAGCGCGAGCCGGAGCACGGTGGGAGACAATTGCTTTCCGTTTTTCTTCTCCCGCATCGCAGCATACTCCCGGAGCGCGTCGGCTGTCGCGGCATCTCCTCCGGAAAAATCCGTTATCATTTTCTCGACAGCAGCAGCAATAGCTTTACTATCACTCTCAGAATCAATCTCTATCTCTTTCTCTTTCTCTATCTCTATCTCGCCATCAGTTTGCCCCTTGCTATCGATTTGCCCCTTGCTATCGATTTGCCCCTTGCCATCGATTTGCCCCTTGCTATCGATTTGCCCCTTGCTATCGATTTGCCCCTTGCTATCGATTTGCCATCGGCTGGCGGCACCAAGCGCCCCGTTGTCGGCCTTTCTGCGCCCGGAATCAACCGTCGGGCGGATCAGTTCGAATATCGTGCGGGCGTTTGGCGAGAGCGTTTTCGGCTCGTCTCCGTACAGCGCATACCGGCACACGGAAAGCAGGGCCTCCGCCTGTATCTCATATGGCTGCGGGGTCAGCGCGTCCAGGTAGGACCGGTAGAATGTGAACTGCTTCCGCGGATGAATATTCGGTCTTTTATTCATTCTCTCACCTACTTTGGTGCCACGCGGACCGGGATTTTTCCGCCGGTTGCCCGCCTGACCTGATAAATGAACTCCGTTTCGCTGCTGGACGCATCGCTGAGATGCAGCAGCCAGATCTCCCGGCAGCCGCCAAGGTCCTGCTTTTCCAGGAATTCGCAGAGCCGGGAGATCTCCATGTGACTGTTCCGGATGCGCTTGATGACGCCATCCGGGATCCTCGTGTGCCGCTCCAGAAGCCGCTCTTCGTAGTTGGCCTCCAGGGCGAACACTGCCGTTCCGGGGAACCGGTAGCCGAGGCCCGCCGTGTCCGTGGCAAAGCAGAGCTTGTCCCCGTCCGCGCCCTGGATCAGGTAGCCGACCGGCTCCTGCGCGTCGTGGACCGTCCGGAAGGGCACCACGGTCATACCGCCGACCCGGAGCGGCGCGCCCATCGGCCTGCCGCGGAACATCAGCAGGGGCGCGATGCCGTCCAGCCCGAGCGCCTGCACAGTCCCGGGGCTGGCCCAGACCGGCACGCCGCGCTTGACCAGCTGTCCCACATGACCCGCATGGTCCTTGTGCTCATGGGTGATGAGGCACCCCGTGAGGTCCTGCGTTCGGTAGTCCAACTCTGCCTGCAGGCGTTTGAAGGGGATGCCGCACTCCAGAAGAATGCGGCTCTCGCCCTCCTGCACCAGGTAGGCGTTCCCGTGCGAGCTGGACGCCAACGGTGTGAATGTCAGAATGGGATGTCACCCCCGTCCTGCGGCGCGTCCTCCTCTGCGGCCTCCACCGCCGTCCTTTCGGCAGCCTCCACGGAGACCTCGTCCTCCGGCAGGTGCGCCCTGCGGTACTGGGTCGATTTGCGGATCAGCTCCTGGAGGTATTCCGGCAGCTTTTCAAAGGCCGCATCGTCCCAGGCCTCCACGTCGTAGGTGATAAGCTCGCTCTTTGCCTTCGGCGCGGGCATCCCCTTCGGAATCGCCGCCGCGCTGGCGATGTTGGCATACTGCCCGTCCTCGCTCAGGACCACGGACAGCAGCGCCGCCCGCCCGGCCAGGTCGAACAGCTCAAAGTCCGCAAAGGCCTCGTCGCTGAACTTCTTGCCCTGCCAGGCCTCGATGAAGGGCCGCAGGCTGCCCTTGGCCGACGCCGATACCGTGAATTTGCGGCTGAGCCACCGGGGCTGCTGCTCCCCGTCGATCTCGATCAGCTCCTCCGGAAGCTCAAAAATGATCTGGAGCTGATTTGTGTACCGGGTCTTGCCGTTGTATGTGACCTCCTGCTCCCCGAGGTCCACCACGCCGATGCATACGGCGAAATACGTGCCGGGCTCCACCGGCGGGATGGCGGACCGTGCTCTGCTTCCAACCTTCATGCGATACGGACCTCCTTATCCTGCTCCGATACGACGAGGCGGATGACCTGCGTCTCGATGGGCTCCATGGCCGTGATCGCCTCGGCGTTGTCCACGAACACCGGCACCCGGTATCCCGTGCGCTGCTGCATCGTCCGGAGGATGTCCAGTCCGACGTTGATGCGCGCGCCGTTGTTCAGGCCCCGGTCGTAGGGCACGCCGCCGCAGAGGATGTCGCAGCAGTCCGCCAGCGCGCCGTTGACCTGCTCCTGAAACAGCCGGAAGGACGCCAGGCGGAACATTCCGTTGACGCGCTCCGTCACGCGCTCCGCTTTGCAGCGGAGGAAGCAGTCTGCAAGGTCGCCCAGCCGGTCCAACTCCGCCAGGCCGTCGGCCAGCGTCCGGCGCTCCCGGGTCAACTCTGCGATCCGCTGCTTCGTCGCCTGCAGGACCGTCTCCTTGGCCAGCAGCTCGCGGATGCGGTCCATCTCGCCGCGGAGGGCCATGCGCTTGCGGCGGAGATCGTCGGTCTGTGCCCGACTGTCATCCCTGGCCGCAAGGAGCGCCTCCCGGGCCTTGGCGGCGCGCGCCGCCGCCTGCTTCCGCTTTTCCGCGTAGTCCGGCATATCCAGGATTACAGGAGCCTCCGCGGCCTCCAGCGCCGCCCGGAGCCGGTCCGCCTCTTCCTTTGCGAGGGCAAGCTCTCCCTCCAGACGGGCCGCTGCGTCCTTGTCCTCCTCCAGGCGCCGCTCCGCGCCTCTGGTGCGCTCCGCCGCCCGGCTGCCCATGGCCTGAATTTCCTTCAGGCGTTCCGTCTTCTGCCTGGAAAAGGTCTCCCGCGCCTCCCGGCGCAGCTTCTCGGGCAGGGCCTGCCCGCAGGTAGGGCAGAGGTCCGTTCCGTCGTAGGACCGGGCGTTTTCCGCGGCCCAGGACCGGCGGAACCGCTCCGCCTCACCGGCGCTGGCCTCCGCATCCTCCTTGTCGGACCGATAGCGCCGGAGCGCCTGCCGGAGCTGCTCCTCCAGTCTGCCGGCGTCCCGCTCCGCGCGGCGCAGCCCGTCCTCCATGCCGCGGCGGTCCGGTGCAGCCGCCTCCTGGTCCATCCGGTACCGCCGGTTCTCCAGCTCCAGCCGCGCCGTCTCCTGCTCCGCGGCCTCGACTGCCGCCTCCAGGGTCCGGAGGTCGCCCTGTTCACCGGCGGCGATGGCCGCCGTCAGCCGGTGCTCGTCCTCCTCCAGGTCGGAAAGCGAGGCCCGGAGCGCGTCGAAGTCCGCCGTCCGGAGGCCTTCCGCGATCTTCTGGTTCTCCGCGATCATGACGGGCAGGTCGTTCAGCCGCGCGTTCTGCTTCCTCCGGCTTGCCCGGAGCCTGGCCCGGAGATCGTCGAGGCTGCCCCGGCCCATGGCCTCCAGCAGCGGTGCAAACTCCGGATCCTCGCGCATCAGCCCGCGGTCATCTCCGATCCCGGCCATCTCGCAGAGCACGGCCCGCCGGTCCTGCCATTTCATCGCGGCAAATGCCGCCGTGTCGCTGAGGAGCCGCAGCTTGTCCGGCGGCACCAGCTCCGCCACGGCCTCCTCGTAGCCCCGCTTCTGCTTCGGGACCCCGTCCACAAAGAAGTCCGTCGAATTGCCGTCGAAGGTGGCCTCCGTGCTGCCGCGTTTTTTGGTCCACAGCTCGTAGAATTCCCGGCGCAGGGTGACGGTCTGGCCGTCCGCCTCCAGCAGCGCCTCCGCGCAGGAGCGCGCCGCATGGTCGGCGACATTGCCGAGCCGGTCCAGCGGCTTGATGTCAAAATCGGCCCGCCCCAGGCTGTCCTTGCCCGTCAGGAGCCACAGCCAGGCGTCGTAAATCGTGGTTTTCCCCGTGGCGTTGTCGCCGTAGATGGTCGCGTTTTCGCCCGCAAAGCGGACCGTCTTCGCCCGGATGCCCTTGAAATTCTCAAGCGTGAGCTGTATTAACTTGATTTCATGCATTGCATTTCCTTTCCGATGATGCTATAATCATCTGGTAGATTGTCCTTGCCGTCCCAATGGTGTTCCAGCACCGGGGGGCGGCGCTTTTTATGTCGTCCATGACCCGCTGCGGGGTCCGGGTCGCCCCGGTCTCCCAGTTGCTGTAGGTGGACTGGGTCACGCCGAAGCGCCTTGCCGCCTCCATCTGGTTCAGCTCTCCGAGCATCCGCCAGCGCAGAAGCGCCCTGTTCGGGCCGTTCTGCTTCTTGCGCAGGCCCCGCCGGATGATCTGGTAGTCCGGATTGGCCGTGAGCCAGCCCCTCCTCATTTCCCCGTCCCCTCCTCCGGCCACATGCGGTGCATGGCGTCCTCCAGGGTGCGGTACTTCTTCTCCCAGCTCCCGATCTCCCGGTTCAGCCGCTCGATCTCCTCGTCCCGGACGAGGCACAGGTGGTCCCGCTTCGCGTCGTACCGGGCGCGGATGGTCTGGAGCTCGAAGCGGGCCTCCGCCGCCTCCCGCAGCAGCCCGGCATTCTCCTTCTCCAGGGCCCGGATGTGCTCCCGCCGCCCGTCCAGCAGCGCAAAGAGCCACATCAGCAGCACCGCCGCGCCGAAGCCCAGCAGAATCCAGGTGTCAAGCCGTTCCATGTTCGTTACCTCCTCTTTGTTCCGGCGCAGAGTGCCTTGTCGATCTCCTCCGCCGGGATGTGCAGGACCGCCGTCGCCGTCCAGAGCTGGGCGATGGTCCATTTCCCCGGGTGCCGCTTGAACCGGTCCGCCAGCGTCGTGGGGCTCATGACCAGCCGCTTGGCCAGCTCCTCCCTCGTCAGCTCCTCGATCCGCCGGTACCGGTCGATGAGCTTCGAGAGGTCCCGCAGCCGGTCCGCCTCCAGGGTGAAGTGTGTCCTCGGCATTTCCATTCTCCTTTCTGATTTTTGTGGATTTCGTCGCTTGGTCGAGAGCATTACGCCCTCTCCTCCTTCTCCGCAAACAGCTCGTCCCGCTCTGCTCTACGGAACAGCTCGTCCTTTTCCCTATCCGGGAAGAAACAGTCGTGGATTTTGCAGACTTCCTTCCACGTGAATTCCACCGAGCCGGACATCTTGTTAAAAAGGGACTTTTCAGAGATTCCAAGGGTCGATGCAATCGCCCGTTTCTTTACACCTCGCTTGGCAATCTCACCGGCGAGGTTCGGATATTCGATCATCATGGTATCACCTCCCATCTGAAAGTTCATCATATGGAACTTCTGCCCCAAGTATATATCCTTAAACGGAACTTGTCAATAGCTTTCTTTGAAAAAAATTCCACAAAATGAACTTTTCTTTCTTGACATTGTGGACAACTCTTTATATAATCCCGGTAAAGGAATTCACAAAGGAGGTGTTAACATGGGTCTTGAAAAAATCAATGAAATAAGGAAAGCAAAGGGGATCAGCATAGACGAGCTTTGCGAGCGCTCCGGTCTCCCGCGTGGGACTATAAGCAAGCTCACCGCCGGGATCACAACGAATCCGACGCTCGGAACAATGCAAGCTATCGCTCGTGCCCTTGGCTGCCGTCTTGATGACTTCGACGATCCCCCGGAAACGGAAAACGCCCCCGCATCCGAAGATGCAGAGGCGCTCCGTGTGGAAGAAGTGATGGAGGCGTTCTATTCCGCCGGTCTCGTCCCGCGCGGGCAGGATTTAACGGATGAGGACCTGCGCTTTCTCCTCTCCGTGGTCGCTGCCCTGCGGCAGTGGTTCAGCGGTGAGAGCGGCAAGTAATGCCCGGAGCATTCCCCTCGGACATGGCGTCCCATTCAAAACAGCCGTGAGCTGCGCGAAATTTGCGTGGTTTGCGGCTTTTTCCATGTGCATTTCCTCCAATTCCGGCAGCCCAAATTGTGACTGTCTCCAAATTTTAACGATATGTCTTTCTTTTTTATGGATAAAGTGCTACTATTCGTATATGGAATAGAGAGAAAGAAGTGGTTCGCATGGGAAAACTGAAAGTGGCGCTTTCCGTCACGCTTGCGGTCTGTGTGCTTGCGATGGCATATTCCGCCCAATGCGCCCGCCAGGAAGCCGAGGGGGCCCGGAGCAGCGGCTATGCCGAAGGCTATCGCGCCGCCGCCGAAGAGCATGAAGACGATTACGGCATCGGATATCACGACGGATACGATGACGGCCTCGCCGACGGTGCGGCAGGCGAGGCGGACAAGCACGCAGGAGAAATCAAGGATAGTTACGAAAACGGACACCTCGCCGGGTGGGAAGAGGGATATCGTGACGGGTTGGCCGCCGGAAGGGAGCAGGCAGCGAGCGACTACAGTTCCGAAACGCCAAGCAGTACGCAGGAACACGTGTACGAGGAGCCTTCCTATTCTGATTCTTCTTCCAATTCGTCCTCCAGTGAGGAGACCAGCAGCGTTTCCTACACTGTATACATTACCGATACCGGCTCGAAGTACCACCGCTCATGGTGCCAATACCTGCGCAACAGTAAAATTCCAATTGATATCAATGAAGCAAAGGCGCAGGGCTACACCGCGTGTTCCAGATGTTTCTAAAGGATGATCCGGGGCCGTCTCTGCGGCCCCGTCCCCCGGCTGCGGGCGGCGTCCTTCTCCGGCGTTTTCGGACTTTTACTTTGTATCGTTTTGTGATCCGCACTTTCATGGCGCCGCCTCCTTTTGTTTGGTGGCTTCATGGTAAGCCTGACACACCTTGTCAGTCAAGTGCGGGAATCGTGACACACCCTGCGGGTTTTCCGCAGGGCAGCTTGGAAAGGAAGCGAGGATGTGCAGCAGGAAAATGAGCTGATGCGGATGAAGCGGAAAAGTGGGAAATCCTGGCGTGATCTGGAGCGCGAGACCGGAATCCCGTCCTCTACGATCCGGAATCACATGGAGGGCCGCGTCCGTCCCAATCCGGAGATCGTGGACGCCCTGACGGATGCCATGCAGCCCTCCGCAGGCCCTTGGCACACCCCTGTCAATTCTGGCACACCCGCCCCTGTCAGTCCGCAGGACATCCCGCAGGCCCCGCAGGGCGTCGAGATGGTCCCCGCCTCCACCCTGGCCGCCACCTGTGAGCTCTACGAGCGCCAGCTCGCCTCCACCGTTGAGCTGTACGAAAGTCAGATTGCCTCCCTGAAGGCCCAGCTGGCCAAGGCAGAGGCCCGCATCAGGCATCTGACAATCGCACTCGCCGTGTGCGTTATTTTTTTTACGCTTTTGATGGCCTTTGACATTCTGAACCGCAGCGTTGGCTGGTTCCGCGGGTCCCTCGGCTTCGAGGCCTCCGTCCGCCCTGCCTTCTGGCTCGCCTGGTGCCGCCT